ACCGATGGCAGCACCGCGCAACGCAAAATCCATCCTGATCGCGTGCTTATTATCGGCGATATGTCAGAGGATGCGATCGGCTTTCTTGAGCCAGGCTATAACGCCTGCGTTAGCTTGGAGAAAGTCGAAGGTGGTTCGGGCGAGTCATTCCTCAAGAATGCAGCCCGACAGCAGAACATCAACTTCGACAAAGAGGTCGATTTCAACAATCTGGCATCCATGTATGGTGTGACGGTTGATGAACTGCAGGAGCGCTATAACGAGGCCGCACGCGAGATTAACCGTGGCAACGATACGCTGCTGATTACGCAGGGCGCGCAGGTTACATCACTGGTTAACGCCGTATCTGACCCATCACCGACCTATGACGTCAACCTGAAGACATTCAGTTCATCAGTTGATATGCCTTCTCGCATCATCGTCGGCAACCAGTCGGGTGAGCGCGCCAGCACAGAAGACCAGATTTACTTCAACGGACGCTGCCAGTCTCGTCGGGGTGACCTGTCATTCGATGCAGAGGATATGGTCGATAAGCTCACCTATTTGCAGATCATTAAGCCCGTGGCTAAGTTCAGCATCATGTGGGACGAGCTCAATGAGCAGTCATCATCTGACAAACTGGATAGCGCAGTGAAGATGAGCAACATCAATCAGACATCTCTCGCATCCGGCGAGCAGGTATTCACGGTCGATGAAATACGTGTAGCTGCTGGATATGAGCCGGGCGGCGGTGAGCCATTACCAGAGGATGAGGAAGATGGCGAAACTGAAGAAGAAGCCCAAGCCAGCAATCCTGCCCAGCAACAAGCTTGACCCGACCGGCGTTGACCGCCTTGAGCGCGGCGCAATGCGAGAATACGGCAGGCGCCTTAAGCAAATCAGCACGCGATACATCGAACTCCTTAACCGCATCCCGGCAGAGCCAGCAGTAAACCAGCGTTACACCTTCCAGTTAGACCCAACCCTGCTTTCAATGCTGCTGCAAAACGGCGATTCACTCGTTGATGAAATCCTGCTGCAGGGTGGTGAATTCAATCCGTGGCTCTTTCAGGATTACGTTTCGCCATCCTATCAGCGAGGCACGTCGCAGGAGTTTGCCAACCTGTCTCAGCAATCTCCCGCGTACGAAGCAGATCGCGGCAGTGTGCAGGAAATCCTTCTTAGTGATGCCTATCAAAGCCGGTTAATTCTGGTGAGAGCCCGCACCTTTGAAGAGATGAAAGGACTGGCTGCGGATGTTAAGCAGGACCTGTCGCGAATCCTGACTGATGGAATGGGCCGCGGACAGAATCCGAAAGAAATAGCCAGACGGCTGCGTGACCAGATAGGTATTGAGCAGGGCCGTGCTAACCGTATAGCCAGAACGGAAATCACCACCGCACTACGGCGTGCCAGATGGGATGAGCATGATTCAGCCAAAGATGATCTGGGCCTGAACGTCATGCTGCTTCACCTGTCTGCCATGAGCGCCACAACGCGCCGGACGCACGCACTACGTCACGGCAATCTCTACACCTCAGAAGATGTCCGCGACTGGTACAGCATCAACGGGAATGCGATTAACTGCAAATGCTCTCAGGTCACTGTGCTGGTTGATGCGAAGGGCGTGCCGCTCAATTCCTCAGTAATCGACATCGCCAAAAAAGAGTTTACCCAGACATGGGGTAAGCGTATGGCAACCAACAAATCACATCACTGCTGCGATCATAAGCACGCGGCTTAATCGAGAGATAACCATGACTATGCAGGTCAACGTCACCACTAAGGTGAACAGTCAGGCTATTCGCCGTGAAACGTATAACGGCCGGCCGCATCTGGTGCTGCCAAGTTACACGCTGCCAGCCAACGTTGTGATGAACGGCGGCCTGTATCCGGCATCTGAAATCGACGCACATTATCAGGGGCTGGAAGGCACGCTGGCGCCACTCGGTCATCCGACTGTAGACGGCCAGTTTGTCTCAGCCTTTTCACCTGAAGGCATCAACGCCGGTCACATTGGCGCATGGAACCGCAATGTTAAGAAGTCCGGCAACCGCATTTATGCGGAGAAGTGGGTTGATACCACCGTAGCGAATCAGAGCGAAGGTGGGCGTGAGCTGCTTGAGCGCGTTGCCGCTATTGAGCGTGGCGATGACGTTCCGCCGATCCACACCAGTGTTGCTGTCTTTCTCGACCAACTGGAATCCAGCGCAGAACAGAAAGCGCAGGGCATCGAGTGGGTCGCGAAGATTAACATGATGGACCACGACGCCATTCTGCTGCATGAGGTTGGCGCAGCGCAGCCCGAGCAGGGTGTTGGCCTGATGGTTAACGCTGACCAGGCGAAAACGCTGCAATCCAACTCTGGTGCGCTGATTGGCGAATCATACCGCGAGCGCGAACGCCGCCTTGAGCAGGCTGCCCGAGATAAGTTTGCTACCGGCCCAGATGACTACGCGTGGATCGCAGACTTCACTGATTCTCAGGCGATCGTCATACGTAACGGGGGCGATGCGCAAGTTTACGGTTACACCACCGAAGGCGGCAAGATCACCTTTGACGATACCGGCTCAAAAGTTGCCCGCCAAGAGTCATGGGTCGCCATCGTAGCCAACAAAGTTAAATCCCTTTTCACACCGCAGGATGCTCCTGCAACAAACCACCAAACGGAGGGCGATATGCCTTTAACCAAAGAAGAACTGGAACAGATTGGCACTATCGTCAGCGGCGCTATCGCTGCTAACAATGAAGCGTCACTGACGCCCATTACTGAAGCGCTGGCAGGCATCCAGGCCAATCAGAAAACGCTGTCAGATTCACTGACCGCCAACTCACGCGCTGAAGAGAAAACCAAGCGTGATGCGGTCGCCGCAGTACATGGCGAAATCGTTGCTAACGCACTGTCAGGCGAAGCACTGGACGCAATGTTTAAGTCTCTGGGTGAAGCCACCCACATCGGCACCAACAGTGCCAAAAACCCACCAGTGACCGGCGCACCTGATCCGGCTGCTTACTTCGGAGGTGCTGCGTAATGGCACGTTATCGTCGCGTTAATATCGACGGTCAGTCTCTGTACAAGACCGAAACCCGCGTTACTGCTGCAGCTCTGCTGCCGGGTACTGCGGCTGTAATCAACGACGACAATGAGTTTGCGCAGGCTACCGCGCTGGCTGGTCGTCTCTACATCATTGACGTTGCCTACCATCAGGGCCTGAAAATCACCGAAGCCGTGCCGGCTGGCGACTCTGCTGTAGGCAACTACGTGGAAGAAGGTCGTGAGCTGGCGCTGCTGTGCGCTGCAGGCATCTACGGAAAAGACGACCCGATCAAACTCGGAACGAGCGGTCAGTTCACCAAAGCCACATCTGATACCGATTCGGTTATCGGCTACAGCCAGGATGAAGCGACTATCGCTGCGAGCTCTACCGACTTTATCCGCGTGCGTATGCGCGTCGGCACCGTTGCCGCAGCTGCTGGCGCTTAATCAGGAGAATAAGAATGTATTTTACCGCTGAAACACTGGCTGCTAACAGCCGACTGCGCGGACACTGGAACGAGCTGTGGGCGAACCGTGACATCTTCAATGCTCAGCACGACATGATGGTTAACGCGTTTCGTACGCGCATGACGCATGACATGCTGGCAGCGAATGCCATCGGCGGCTTTACCCGCGAATTCTGGGCTGAGATTGACCGCCAGATTATCCAGATGCGCGATCAGGAAGATGGCATGGAAATCATCAACGACCTGATGGGCGTGCAGACCGTTCTTCCTATCGGCAAGACTGCGAAGATGTATAACGTATCAGGCGACATCGCAGATGACGTATCCATCAGCATTGATGGTCAGGCGCCATATTCATTCGACCACACTGATTACGATGGTGATGGTGACCCTATCCCGGTGTTTACCGCTGGCTATGGTGTCAACTGGCGTCATGCTGCTGGCCTGAGCACTGTCGGCATCGATCTGGCGCTTGATTCTCAGGCTGCCAAGCTGCGCAAGTTCCATAAAAAGCGCGTTGATTACTACCTCAATGGCAGTGACGCAATCTCCGTCGATGGCATGAAAGGTCAGGGCATCCGCAACCACCGCAACACTTCCAAGATCAACCTTGGAAACGGAGCTGGCGGCGCAAATATCGATCTGACAACGGCTACCCCGGCTCAGATGCTGGCCTTCTTCGGTCCTACTGGTGCCTTTGGTATCAACGCCCGTCGCAACAAAGTTGCTGCTTATGACAAGTTGTGGGTGAGCGCCGAAATCTGGGCGAACATGTCCAAGCCTTACACCATTGAAGTTGGCAGCGGCTCGAATGCTTTTGTAAGTGGCACTGTGCTGGATGCGATCGCGAAGTTCATTCCTGCCAGAGAAATCACGCCGACCTTCGCACTTACCGGCAATGAATTCTTCGGCTACCAGCGCCGTCAGGACGTCATTTCTCCGCTGATTGGTATGGCTGTTGGTACTGTGCCGCTGCCGCGTCCAATGCCGCAGAGCAATTACAACTTCCAGATCATGTCTGCTGAAGGCTTGCAGATTAAGAAGGACGGCGAAGGCCTGTCCGGTGTGGTCTACGGCGCCAACCTGGCTTAAGGAGAAATAATGGCTGATAAATACGAAGTGATTAAGCCTTGGCACGGCGTGGCAAAGGGTGACGTGGTGCAGCTGGAAACATTGCATCCATCACTGAAGCCTCACGTCCGCAAGCTTTCTGACAAAGCCGCGGCTGAGCTGGTTCCAGCAACACCTAGCGCCACGTCAGACAAGCAGGCCCGCAAAGATGCGATCACTAAGCGTCTTGATGAGCTGGGTATTGAGTACAAAGGCAATCTCGGCGCTGACAAGCTGGCAGAGCTGCTGCCGGACGGTGAGCTGGAAAAGCTTTTCCCAACCGCTGAATAACAACCGCCGCGCTGGCGGTTTTTTTATGCCCTGTTCCGGCAGGGCTGAGAGGCATTCATGGTTACCCAGGAGCAGGCAAAAGAGTATCTGGCTAGCCAGGGAATTACGCTGCCAGATTTCATTCTCACGGCGCTTGTTGAGCAGGCAAACAGCATTCAGGAATGTCTGGATGCTAATTACCCGCCAGCTACTGCGTTACTCATTCAGATGTACCTGTTAGGACTGATGGGGCTGGGGCAGGGCGATAAATATATCAGCTCTCAGTCAGCCCCATCTGGTGCGTCGAGATCATTCCGCTACGGCTCATTTGCAGATCGCTGGAAGGGGTCGCTTGGACTTCTGCGTGGTCTCGACAAAAACGGGTGTGCCACTGCATTAATACCCGCCGACCCAACTCAGCAGTCCTTTGCAGGCATTTGGATTGCCAAGGGCGGATGCATGTGTGGTGGGCGATGATGAGCTGGCTACCTTCAACACAACCACCAAAGCCATTCGAACGCGTCTGGATCAGAACCTCAAATGGCCGGGAAGCGACTGGCTATGTGAACAGCAGCGGTGAGTGGGTGATTAGCTGCCCTCGCATCGCCGCTCAGAAAGCCACTGTGACGAGCTGGAGGAAGTGACATGTCATCTTTAGCCAGTTGGTCATACACGGCTCAGGCGACCATCTGGAAGCCTTTGGGGCTGGATAAGTACGGAGATTCTCTTGGCTGGTCTGAACCACTGGTCATTGCCTGCGACTATCAGGGTGGACTGAGCAAGCGGTTAGGCGCGATTGGCAGCGAGAAGGTAGTTAAGAACACCATATGGACGGAGTACGCACTGGCAGATACCGGTGATTACATCCTGATTGGTGCGTCGAGCAATCCTGATCCGATCGCAGCGGGCGCTGATGAGGTGATGCAGGCAATTCGCTATGCAGACACCTTTGAGCGGCTGACTGATGATTATGCAATTCTGACGGGGGTCTGATATGAGAGTAAAGGTCCGCGGCATCCGTCAGGCTCAGCAGAACCTCAACGCACTGATTGGCGACATTCAGGGCAGGAAGGCTGTCAGAGCCATTCAGAGCGCATTAATCATCGGTTCTTCCCGCGCAGCGCTGTACACGCCTATCGATACATCCACGCTCATCAACAGCCAGTTCCGGGAGGTAAGCATGAACGGGACGCGCGTAGTTGGCCGGGTTGGCTACACAGCGAATTATGCGGTTTACGTCCATGACCCTAACGTGCCGCAGACCTTCCGACGGGCGACAGCCCAGAAGGAGTTTTTGACCAAAGGCTTCGAAGATGAGCGTGACGCAATCACAGCGGTCATTGCTAAGGAGATGGCACTTTGAACCTTCCAATGCATACCAGGGTGAAGAATTACCTTAGCGATGCAGGACTCACCGACGGCTTTCAGGTGCAACTACTGATGTGGAATGACACCGGCAGTCTGTCCGATCGCTTCATGGTTTTCAGGCCCAATGGCGGCTCAGCGATACGTAATCAGCTTGGCGGTGAATATTACGTAATGCTCGATGTAATCGGTGCCAAAGGCGGAAACGGCGCGGTAGATGAGCGAGTGCAGGCCATCATTGATTACGTCCAGCAAAATCCTATGACTGACGCCTGTGTCGGTTATCTCCAGAACCTCGGCGGCATCCCTTCGCCAGTTTCAACAGCCGAAGGCCGCCTGGTCTATCGGCTCCAGTTTGTTGCCACTTTCGGCAGCTAGATAAACGTCAAAGAGGAATTACCCATGGCAGATTGCCAGAACAGCAACGAACGTTTGTTCGGTGGCGCCGTTGTGCTCGAAGTGGCTGACGGTTGCCCCGATCAGGTGCCGCAGGAGTCGGAGTGGAAAGCGCTGGCCGCCGGCACATCAAAGGGCTTTGACTTCAGCCCGAACACGGTGACCAGTGATGCGGATGACGGCGGCGGTTATGTCGAAAGCATCATTACTAACTCCGATTTCACCATCAGCTTTGAGGGTGAAGTGCGTAAGAAAGGCAAGCTGGATCAGTACGGCGTTGGGCGCTTCATCAAGTATTTCGCAGCCGAGCTGAAAGCACGACGTCAGCCTGGTCTTTGGGTACGCATGGAATACGGCGAAGTGACCTTTCAGGGCTACATGGTCATCACCGCCCTTAGCTCTGACGGTGGCACAAATGACATTGTGACATTCACTACTGAGTTCAAAGTCGGTGACGCCAGCACGATTCAGGTTATCGACACTGATGAGCCTGTACCGGCTACCGGCGTTACAGTTACCCCGGCCACTACCTCAGTGGTGGTTGGTGCAACTCGCCAGCTTACCGGCACTGTGTTACCGGCTGATGCAACTGACAAGTCCGGCACCTGGACAACCTCAGATGCTACGAAAGCAACCGTCAGCAGCACCGGGCTGGTTACTGGTGTTGCCGCCGGCACAGCGACCATCACCTTCAAGTCGAACGACGGCAATTTCACAGGAAATACGGCTGTAACGGTTACTGCTTCGTAACCATTCCAAAGGGCTGGATTCAGCCCTTGATAATGTTTATGGAGGATGAATGACCCCGTTTAAGGAAATTGGCGAATGTCTGGTGAGCGCAGGTGAGGAGGATTATTTCTTCAGGCCATCACTTCTGAGCATGACGCGTATCGGCAGTCCGGTTGAAATCGTTCAGGCTTTCTATGACCTACATAACGACGAAGTGACGCCTCTTGTTGAGCGAGCTATCAAGGCTTACGGCTTGGTTCCTGAATGGCTCATGCAGCACATCAGAAGCGCTGACTATGGAAAGCGGGCGCTGCTGTCAGCTATGTCCGTGCTTGAGGCGTGCACTGATACTGATGTGGCGCCACTTATTGGCGAGTTCCTGCCAGCCAAACGAAAAGGCAGGGCGTTCAAGCGGCGATATGGCGCGATGAGTGACTTCGAGATGTTGGTTCTGGCCCGTTCACTTATTACTCACGGCGTGATCGGCAAAGCTAAGGTGCGCCAGTTGCAGAAGCATGAGGGCGGGAGCGCTTCCACGGAATTCAATGCCTTCGAGTACATCAGCGCGGCGCGTAGTCACTTTGGCATCAGCCGCAGTGAAGCAGAGCAGCTAACGATGACGGAATTCCAGATGATGATCTCCGCTAAATATCCTGACCAAAAGGGATTCACGCGAGAGGAGTATGACTCGGTTCAGGACGATTTCTTAGCCAGACAGGCAAGGCGACGAGCTAAAGCAGCATAGCCCACTCATGTGGGCTTTTGCTTCAATGTGATCAAATGATCAGTAACGCAAAATACTGCATCAGGTTATCCTTCTGATAAAAAAGGAGGGATAGATATGCAGGATGAAGAGCAAATGCAGTCCGCGCTTCGCCATCAGTTACAGAGGCGGCTGGAGAAGGTCTCTCCTGAGCTTCTCTCACAGTTTCTTTATGAGCGGGGCGTACCAGTCGTAACGTGCCTATTATGTCACAGCAATGATATTGTCATCCCTCAGGCTGCCGTTCTAACAGTCGGATCCCCTGATGAAAGTAGTCATATATATGTGCGGCATACAGTGCTTGATACAGATGGGCCGCCGCTTTCATTAGACCGGTATGAATACCGCCTGATATGCAATAATTGTGGATTTACAAGCCACTTTGCAGTGTATCCAGTGTTAAAGTGGGTAGAAGCTAGGGAGAGCAAGGGTGGGTGAGCCAATGCAAGATAATGTTTCTGTCGGTAAGTTCCCGCAGTATCGGAAACACGATGGAGGCGGCCCAACAGGAGGCGACGGCATGTTAGAACCAAGAGTTGCCAAACTTGAATCTGATGTTGAATATATCAAGCGAGACATCAGCGAAATTAAGCCTGACATTAAAAGCATTGATGGCAGGCTATCAGGTATTGAAGCGAGCATTGCTTCTGCAAAGACGACCATAAAAATAGTCGGCGGTGTTGTGACGGCGACGTTAGCCGTTTGCACATACCTCTTCGGGACTTACATTTCAAAGATGGTTGAAGCGTTAAACGGCATCGTACTCAAGTAATCCCAACCCGCTTAACTGCGGGTTTCTTGCTTCCTATTGCGAGGCATCCCGGCTAGGATTTATCCCATCTTTTACGTTTTGGGATAGGGATATGAAGAAGGCATTAGGTTTGGCAGCACTCATCGTTTCTTTTGGCGCTTCATCAGCGCCGTATCAGATTCAAATTCCGACAGATTCGAAAGCCACTTATACCGTGATCGAAAAGGGTAGCCAGGGGAATCTGAGGACGATAGTTACCAAAAGGGAAGGGACGTACGGTACTACTTTCTCTCAGCGCATTTACAACTGTGACTCGAACGAGGTCAAGTATCTCGGGTCTGGCGACTCACTCGAAGAAATGA